TACTGTCTGTACCATCATCATTGGGAACGATGACTGCATTTACTCGGGATCGTGGGACGGCACCATCCGTGTATGGTGACGCACTGGACTGCAATTGTGTTTGAGGCTCAAGTATACATTGCTACTGTGATCACGCTTATACAAATCAATCATACGCTTACATTATCTTGAAACATTGACGCCAAATGCACGGACTACAAAGCATTAACGCTGAGTCATCGAATCAAAATTGTGACTCAGCCGGGCAAATTCCAAATCGGGAATGACGGCTGAGTCATGATTTGGATTCGTGACTCAGCCGGGCCAATATCCGATCCAGTCTGGGCAGCGGCCGGTCAAGAGCTCACAATCGCATACCCTCAGCCGACCCGAAGACCACCCCAACCCGAGACCATGACCTCCATGCCTCCGCTCCCATCCTCCCGAAGCCGCTCCTCAAGCCCGTCCCCCCGGAGCCGCTCCCCAAGCCCGCCCTCCCGGAGTCGCTCCCACTCGCTCGTGAAAAAGCTTTCGGTCTCTGCCTCGGATCACGCAAAGTATGGCGGCGGGTACGGCGGCCGTTCCCTGAAGTACCGAGCGCTCGCGAAGGGGGGGTCGGTTGTAACGTCTACCATCATGAAGGTGCCGAACTCTACCTGTTACGGACTTGACAGCCGCATCGTGGTTGTCAATTCTGACGGCCAGAGGCAGATCGTCTCGGACAGCGCCACAGTCGTTTTCAACAAAGAGCAGTTCTCCATCGACTTTGAGATCGATCGTTTCAAGGAAGGCGCCGACAAGCTGCCACTCGTGCTCGAACCGGTCGAGATCACCGCCTCGCGCGATGCCTTTCGGTGGGTCGTTACCACCATCGAGAAGCGTCTGGACGGGATGTTTGTGGTGTACGTCGTCGGGGGACCCCCGTTTGTGACCAAGGGAATCACGGCCGAGGAGAGCATCAACCTCAACGGCCCGTCGATCAACCTGTTCATCTACGACGAGGAGCCGCGCGAGGAGCCCATATTCAAGGGCAACTACGTTGACGGGCGGTTCTGGCAGTCGAACGGTGACCCGATGAAGCGGTTCAAAAACTGTTCCAACATGACTCTTGGCAATCTTGTCGAGATGCGACAGAAGGACATCCGCAGGCGGTTGGCATGCGAGGGGCGCGTGCACGCCCCAGGCATCTGCATGCACCCTGGCTGTGACGAGCCGTTGTGGAACCACGAGATCTACTGCGAGGAGGCGGGGTGCGCCGGCGGCGGCGCGTGCTCGGTTAAGGGCAAGCACGGGGCGTGCTTTAGCCACGGATACCCGTGCAGCATGATGCACCCCGTCCGGATTATCTCAGATCTTGAGTGAGCACACAATTCGATGTTATCTGTAAAAAAAATAAACCGTCTTTAACCAAAAGCGAAATGTCTTTGCGCGACAGATTGAGTAGACAGCTCGCCAAAAGCCAGGGTGATGAGCACAAAACGGCCTTGCAATCTCTCACCGCCACCACCGAGAGAGTAGATTCGGGCAAAGTCAGGGCCGCCATCGAACGTTTGACCCCCAAGGTCAGGGAGCTCCGTTCCAAGATCGAAAAGCGCCCATCCGCCACGCAGGACAGGAGACCCGACGGAAACACCGCGCTAAGAGTGGCAGAAATGTACGTGGACAAGAGCCCCCTCCCCGACATACAAACGGTTGCTATTCAAACCTTCGAGGGGCTCGCGGCCGCGTCCGACCCAGACGGAAACCCCCGCTTTACCGAGGCGTACCGGGCGCTGGTCATGGGAGCCATTGCGGTCAAGAACCAGAATGAGCGGGCGCGCGTCCCTCACCCCAGCTACTTTGAGGATCGCATCGAAACCATCAAGACCCACGCCCAAGTCAAGATGAAATTCACTCAGGCCAAGGTCACCTTTCGGGGGCGACTCCTTGGAGCCTCGGGAATTCTCCTCCAGGGCGGGTTGACCATCGGTGCCAACGTGGTGCTCAACGCTCCGGAGATGGCCCAAAAGTTTGCGGGCAAACAGTTTGTCGACGGGATCCACCAGCTCAACCCCGCCATCCTCTCCTATATGAAAATGTACTCGGCGGGGCTGGTGTTTGACGTGATGACGGTGGGCAGCTCGATCATATGGACCGATGGCCCGAGCGGTCCGGTCCCGCTTCGAAAGCGGTTTATTCGCGCGCTGTTGAAGGCCGGACTCAAGCACGCCACCCTGTTGATCCCGTTTGTGGTGGCCACTCCCGGGGTGGTCGGGTTCGGGACGGCCATGTTGGCCCGAGTGGCGGTGTCGCTCGCGACCGGGGCCATCACCAAAGTGCTCGACGTCACACTGTTTGCCCCGACCCCCGAAGAGGCTGTCCACCAGACCGAGATGGCGGTGATGCGGGCCAAGTTTGAGCAGCGCGATGAGTTTGAGAACCTGGTGGCCCAGCTCAAGGCTCAGCCCCTCGAGCACCAAACAGCCAAGTCGGCCCGTATGGAGGTGGTCTATGGAATTATCGACAAGGCCAACGCTGCCATGCGTCCCCACCTCCAAACCGCCGCCAACCACCTCTACGGGATCGGGACCCAAGCAGCCGTAGTGGCGGGGCTGGCCGGGATCTCGACCGTCGTGGTCTCGGCCCTCTTCCCCGCGGTCGGGTCGGTGGTGGTGAGCGCGCTCATGGCCACGGTCGAACAGCTGGCCGCCGCCCCCGTTCTCTTGATTGGGTCAATCCTAACCGGAGTGTTTAACCGCATGGTCCCGATGATGTTGTACCGGGGGCAGATGTGGGTGCTCAACTTGTTGGTGTCGTACGGGGTGGTCGGGTTTGTCAAGCTGTTACAGATTACCGGGGTCGCACGAGCCATGGACACGGCCTGGTCTCCGCTCCGGAAGGGGCTGGCGGCGTTTGCCTATTCGGCCGCTGGGCAGGAGCTGTCGGACATGATCAACGACCTGTCGGTGATCCACATCCTCGGGACGCTGTTGCGGACCGTGGGGTACTCGGCGGCCACGGGGTGCGCGCAGTTCACCACGGTGCACGAGCTGTTCAACGACAAGTCTGTGTACGGCCGGGCGCTCGCCAAGAACGCACTGATCGACGCGCTGAGCGGCCGGTCCTCGCTCGGGATTGTCGAGGCGGTCGGGTCAGTGACCGAGTTTGGGTCAGTAGTTGAGGGGGCCATCGCGATAAGAGACGCCACCATCCGCACTACCCGGACCAAATGGACTCAATTTGAAGACAAAGGGTGCGGGGCGTTTACCCCAACCATGGTTCCGGACACAGTGGGCGAGGTGCCCGACGGAACCCTTCTATTCGACGCCAACCACCAGCCCACCTACAAGGTGTTTTCGGGCGAAAATGGGCTCAAGTTCACGGACTTGGCTGGAAACGCCGTTTCCGCCCCTTCCACGACCCAGATGCGCGACCTGGCGATGGACTTCACTTTGCTCGAGACCGACCAAGATGTTCCAGTTGACCGACTCACGATCGGGATGGAGGTCCGAACCAGCTCCAAGGTGGCTGACCAATTTCGAGCCTTCACCGTCACTCATGATGGGTTAACGTCGAAGAACGATCCGAGTTTCAAAATTTCTCTCGACGATTCAATGTTGGCCGGCCAACATTACTTGAGAGTTGACCCGACCCGTGTCACGAATTCTGACACCGAGGTGTTTGTCAAGTTTCAGCCGGAACATCTGATGCGAAGAGTGATGGGCGAGCTTCTCGAAGACCCCACGATGAAAGAGAAGCTGGACAAGGCCGGAATTGACGGCTCCAGCCTTCATGCACGTCTTACAGCCACCGAAAAGGACGCGTTGTTGCTATTTCACGACGAGCTGACCCAGTTTAAAAAGACGTCCGAGATCGCGGCCAATCTTTTGGATTTGGACGTCCCTGTGCCCGAGGAGCTCAAATCCGGGGCCGTTTGCTCCGAAGAAGAAATCCAGGCGCGCACTCGAACCATAACTACCAAGCCCCCGCCCGCCGTGGCCGCCGACTCGGACATTAAGATTTACCTCGGGGGTCGGGTCGCCGGGACCTATGGCGGGGTCGAGCACGCCAAGTACACCGGGTACCTCGACGGGCTCTTGTGCATGCGGCTCCGGATGGACTATGAGGCACACATTGAGTCCCAAAAGTTTCGGCCCGACCTCGACACCTCGGACTGGGTGGCCCGTCAGGAGGCTCAGATCAAGCAAAACAACTTTGAGCTCAACAACATGTATGGGCACCTCGACGAATTCTTTGCAGCGGTCAACAAGGGGAATCGCCAGCGCCAACTCAAATCAGCGACCGCCCACCTGTCCCAGAGCCGGTGGTCCAACGTCGATTTCACCCCGATCAAGGAGCAGATGCGCCAAGACGAACGCCAAACCACACAACCCAACCAAACCCAGACCCAAGCCCCGCCCCCACAAGGTCAAACCCGGACACAGGCCAAAGAAGGAACCGTGCGGGGGCAACGGACTAAAGTGACCACGGCGTCGGTCCGGCTCAACGCGATGCGGGTCGCCCAGACCACCCGTCACACCCGGGTCGCCATGATCAAATCAGCGCTCGACGTGCTCCAGGATGTGTCTATCCAACAACAGGTCGGTCAGACGCTTGGCCTTACCCTGGCCACCATGGTCGGGTTTTTCGACGAAATGGGGGCGCTCGAAGCGGGCCGGATGTTGCAACACGCCAGCTTTGGCGAACTCGGCCCCAAGCAGATGCTCAACCCCGACCTCAAGGGCAAGTCCGCCCAGGATCTCGCGGGCCAGTGCATGTTGGTCGCCGGGGACAAGGGGTCGGCGCACTGGCGACTGATTGAGGGCGACGAAGACGGGGCGCGGTTCGCCGACCTGCCCGTCGATGAGCAAGATCGGATGATCCGGGACTGCGGGTTTCACAAGGGATTCATGTCCGTCCTGGTCGGAGTCGGGCTGTCGGCGGCCGAGACGGCGGTGCGGGCCGGGTTAACCGTACTCGGCCCGATGTTGTTTGCGTTTGACCCCACCGGGTACCTTCAGACGTTTGTGGGCCAAGGGACCAAGCATGTTGTAGTGTGGATCGGGCTCTTCCTCACCGAGCGCGGAATCGACAGCCATTGTCAGCGGCTGTTTCGTTGCCCTGTCGGGATCAAGATCGACGACTGTCCACCCGGGGCCATTCTCGAGGACGAGACCGCACAGTCCGAGCCCAACCAGATGTGCGCGCTGCTCATGGCGCTGTCCAAGTCGCTGGTCGACGCCGAGACATTTGTTATCCCGATGCCCGGGCTGTCCGACTACAAGTGGTACCGGTGCGGCGCTGACACCCAGGCCACCCGGAACATCTCGGCGAAGATGGTGTCTGACAAGATTAAGTCCTACTCGTACGACTACACCTACGACGCCGGCGAAGGAACCAAGGCGTACAAGTTCTTTTCTATCTCAACAACGCACAAGGGTGATTCTGGGGGACTCAAAACCAGTATCAATTTGGGCCTGATGGGAGCGCAAGAATGCGCAGACGTGTCGCTCCAGATGATGGCTAACCCGGTGCTCAAGGGCAAGATTTACATGAACAACATCGTGAAGAGCACTACCGGGATTTCAACCGATTTTCTGAGCGAGGGGCCTACCTCGTTTGTGTGGCGAACAGTCAAGGGGTACTTGGGCGACAAGGCTTTTGAAAAGGCGGGTAAGAAGCTTGAGGACGCAGGGTTCAACGCGTTGTTTGACAACGAGGCGGTCAACAAGTTTAATTTTTACCAGACCCGGGCTAAGCAGCGGGCTAGGGGGATGCGGATGCACTACCACACGAGCACCATCCTCGAGTCGTCCATCACGTCGCTGCTCTCGGATCGCGACGAGTTCAAGGATCGGGCCTACTATACTTTGGACACCACCCCCGATGCACCCACCCAGAAGATCATGGAGCGCGACGTTGCGGCGATGCTCGAGAAAAAGCCCGGGCAGCTCTCCGGGCTGGGCAAGACCCCTGCTAAGATTGTGGCGGCGGCGGTCGACGACATGGACATCTTTGTGGACCTGCGGATTAAGCTCCAAGAGTTTCGCCGGACCGAGGCGCTCCGGTCGGTCGAGGAGAGCGACTCGCTGATGGGCGGGCTCGGGACCTTTGACATGCTCGGGACGCTGCTCAAGTCGGGCGGGGCGAGCATCCTGATTGGCGACAAGGACTACAGCCACCCGGGGAGCATCTACCACGACGCCCCCGACTTGGGAATCGCCCCCGCTGTTTTGCGGTTGGGTGAGGACATCAACGCCATGACTGGAGGGGTGGGTTTTGATGGGCTTAGGGCGGCTGCCAAGGGAGTTGACACCACGCTGTGGGCCATGGGTGAGGCCCAGCGCAAGGTCAATGAGGCGGACGAAGCGCTTGGGCTGTCCAAAAAGATGGAGATGTTGCAACAAGGATGGGATGGTTTTACTGAACGGGCCGCCAAGGCATGGCCCTTTTCGGCCGAGAGTTTGTGGCCTTAATATGGGTTTACGATTGTGAGTCCCGCCTTGCGCGCTTGACGCTTGGTAACACCCGAACCCTTCCAGTCATTCACTCTGAAGAGAAGATGGCTGAGGCCCTCCTCGCGATTCTCTACTTGATCGACTTTAAACGTGATGGCGTCCCTCATTTTCTGATCAAACTTTTCAAGGCCGGTGACTCTGTTGAAAATGACGTCGCCGTACATGAGCCAATTGACCACAACGTACGCCAAAACAAGGCCCACCACGCAGTTGCCCATTGACAGCGCAACCATCGCCCCCTTTTCGCTCGCAGCCGTCTTGAGGATCTGCGGGGACTTGCTCGCATCCGATGCCAGCTTGGCTAGAAGGCCCATCGCCACCACCGAGCACAAGACACCGATAATCACAAAGGGGACGAACATGGCCCTTATGTTGAAATCCTGCTCATCAATTTCGAGCCCCACCGGTTCAACCGTGGTCGCGTACGTGAGCGTGAGAAAAACGGCCGCAAGCCACGAAAAAACCCGCGCGGTAGTGGCCAACCCCGATCCGATCTTGGGTGTCACCACCGAGGCCAGGTTGGCTCCAAGGATCGCTGGGATCAATGTGGCCCACCCAAGCTTGGGGTAAAAAATCCCCAGAAAGATCAGTACGGCCGAGACGATGGGCATGGCTGCGGCGGTTGCCAACATCTTGTGGTCGGCGGACATGGTTTGGCCCTTTTTTAAATTGTGTTGACCCGAGATCTTTTAGTCGTCTTCGGCCAGCCCTTCGTCGGGTTGAGGGAGTTGCGCCGAGACGAGTTGCTCAAAAACGTCCCACCCGAGCGCCACCACGATCGGGAAATCGGACTGACCCCGGTTCAACACCACCCCCGTCTGGCGGTGCGGATTGACCGTGTCCCAGAAATTGAGGCTCTGAAGCGAGCAGACTGGGAGCGCCGGCGGGTCTTGGTCCTCGGATACCCATCGGGCCCAGGCCTTGGCCACTGCGCCCCGCAACGCCTCTTCCTTTTCAAGTCGGGTCGTCCCGTTCTCGAGCTCGAGGGTAGCAAGGGTGACGTCGGGCACGATCTGGCCAAACGTCCGGGTGCGCAATTGGAAATAGTGGACAATCGGGACCACCGCCACGGGTTTGGTCCGGTTCTTCCGAATCACCACTAGGGGCATCACCGAGTCGTCCTCGATCCGGGACCGCGTTTGCTTCAGGGTGGCCCAGAGCTGGACGTTCTCCTGGTTCTTGAGCTCGAAATCGTACGGTAGGTACTGGAGCGCCCGAGGGCTCAGAATGAGGTCACTCCCTGAGCACCCCATGCTTGTAGATCGAATGTCGTTGCCCGTCAGCGGGAAGGCGGCTTTGAGGCGCCGCTCGATTTCCTGTTGAAATTTGCGCCCCTTGGCCTTGCAGCTCTGCGGGCAAATTCCCTTGCGCGCCGAGGACGCTGTCCGGGGAGAAGCCTCTTCCTCAAGAACCAGATCATTCATGGTATGATACTTGTCTAGTTGTTGATCACGACGGAAAAATCTTGCCCGGGTGTACCAATTAAAAGACCAGAACGATGTCCAATTGTCCCGGAACTCCGATTCAGTGCACCGGTTTCACGGGGACCCGATGCATGAAGCCCGACACCAATGCGGCCCCAATGGTGCCCCCGACCACCCAGGACTCGTCGTGCGCCTGTGGGACCCTCGCCACGAACACAGACGGCGTGCAAGGGTGGCACTACGACGTTGATACCAAACAATGCTCACTTTACAATGAGAAGTTTACGCTGTCTCAACAAGCCAAACCCAACGACGTGGGTGGGTACGTCTCGGTCAAGCTCAACAATATTGGGACGTGGGACTGGATGGCGTGGCCGCTCAAGTTGAAGATCCTCTCGATCGTCGTGGCGGTCATGATCCTGTCGACCATTGTCACCATCATCTCAGCGTTTGGCAAGGTTGGGACCAAGGGGAGCATCACCACCCCGGGCAAGTTTCTCGCTGGGATCGTGTTGGGCCCGTTCCTGGTCGGGCCGCCGCTGATCTGGTCGTCGGGTGTTGTCACGAAAGAATAAATGCCTTTAATTCTGAGAAAATCCTGTGCACGTCGAGTTTTCTCCCCCGTCTTGTGCGTGAGTGACAATGCGACCCTGGGCATGGACAACACACCGCGACTAGTTTTATCAGATCCTCCGAGAGAAGATGCCAAAAGACCAACCACCACAGCTCGTCAGGGACCCGGTCGGCTGGAGATTCCATTGCTTGCCCCCTCCCTTCCCCCCCGGTTAATCACTTCGTATGTCGTGGAATGATTGGACGATCATTCAAAATTATTGTTAATCACCCTGTCCAAACCGTCAGATAGGATGGCCGCCCGCGAAAAGCGCATCATGAAGGCAATCGAGGAGCAACCCAAAAGCAAGTTGATGGTCCACCTTCGGGTGACCGAAAAACTCACCGACGAAGAGGCCAGCGATGAATCCATCCGACTTTTGATGAGCAAACACGCGTGCACCCTACTGAACACGCGTAAATTTACGCGGCTGTTGGCATTTACCGACAAGTACGCCATTGCGTTCGCTGAGGTCCAGGGCACTGGGGGAGTCAAGGAAGAGGTGATCGATGCCATTGACGACGAAGACGTGATGGAATGGATTGATGAGGAGGAGTACGAATCCGAGGAAGACACTGACGAGGATGAGGATGAGGACACTGACGAGCCCGACGAGAAGAGAGTGACGGATGACGCGATGGACCTATCATGAGGAGCACATCCGCTTGTAACGCCAGTAGCGCACTTTGTTGACCACGTACAGGAAAATTGCCAGCGACAACGCGGTCATTAGAACGTTAATCAGGTTGTTGATGAAGAGCCCGTAGTTCCAGGTGGCCGCCCCGATCCTCTCGGCATCGGCGATCGAGTTGACCGTGATGGTGGTGTCAATGCCCGCCTCCTCGGCCTCCTTGACCGTCTCAAATTGCCCGGGGTACACCAACCCCGCGGCGGCCAACTGCGTCACCGTCTGATGCCTTGGCCGATTGATCTGTATAAACAGCTGTGAAAAATCCCGTTGACCAAGCGCTGCGCCGATGGGGGGCATGATGATGTCTGATACCAACGACTTGATGAATTCGCGCAACACGCTCGCGAAAATAAAACCCACCGCTGTTTGGATGGTCGCTGGGTTGACCAGAAGATTGCCAAACGATCTTGACAACGAAAGTGGACACTGCGGCGGATCGCCGTCACAGAGGCCGGGTGCGGGGACACAGCTTGCCATCTCTTTTTTTTAATCAATATCTCCTTTTTTTTAATCAATACACGTTGCTTGATTTCTTCAGTCAGTCGCGGTCGCGCATCGTCTTGACCACAGTGGGTTTGCCCGCAAACTCCTTGACCATCTCCTGGGTCGAGGTCACGTCCTTGCGCAGATCAATGATCGTCTGCTTTAGGTCGCTGATCTGAACGTTCAGAAGCTTGTTCTGCTCGCTCAGCTGCGCTACCTTGGCCTGGTTGGTCAGGTTGATCTCCTTGACTTCCATCTGGTGGTCCTTGATCAACTCGGCCTTGACTGTTGTCCGCGTCGTCTCCTCGATAGCGTCCGCGCGCTCCTGAAGCGCTAGCACCTGTGACCGGAGTGCCTCTGCCTCCTCGGTCCGGATCGCGGTGTACCCATCCTCCTCAAGAAGCTTGATCGCGATGGTGCGACCGTGGCTCCTGATGTCGAGCTCGTGTTCCACCTCGCGGCGCTTCTTGGTCTGCCTCATATCCTCATCCTCGATATCAAACGCGTGACGCGCCGCCTCGAGCTTGGTATGCCAGTCCTTGAGCGAGTCCCCGAGGAATTCCTTGAGAGTCTCAGCCCGCTTGTCCTGCTCGTCGAGCGACTTGTTGAGCGCGGCAATAGCCTTGGTAAGCGCCACGAGCTCGTTGGTACAGTTCTTGGGGGTTGAAGAGGTCGGGGCAGATCGCTTCTTTGGAGCAGACTTGGAAGAGGCTGGGTCGGACATAGCGATGTAATGGGTTTTTAGCTTTGCCTCAGAAAATTAAC